TCAATTCCACAAGGGGTAATCATGCCTTATGTAAACAAACCTAGACCGTACAAAAAAGAGTACGAACAACAGAAGGCTCGAGGTGAGCACGAACGCCGTATGGAACGCCAGCGTGGACGCCGTTCAATCGACAAAACCGGCACTGATGCCAATGGAAATGGCAAGGCAGACCGCCGAGAGGGTAAGGATGTAGCGCACGTTCGCGCCCTAGATAAAGGCGGCTCAAATAAGGATGGCCTACGCATCCAAAGCGTTGCTAAAAATCGCTCGTTCCGGCGCGATTCAAAGGGTAATTTGGTCTCAGAGACCAGCAAAAAAGAACGCTCTAGGTGAAAATACCTACGATTCCAACAAAAAAATTACTTGACTTATAGAGTTTTGGCCTCATAATTAAGTCAATCAAGGTTCAGTCGTTAGGCGTGAGTGGGCTGATGGGGGTTTTGTTGCAGTTGCTCGCTTGTTTTACCCTCATAAACCGCGTCAGTTAGTCGGTGGGAACTCTCCTTTGGACATACTTTCGCCCACGACAGGACTAACCGGATGGGGGGCCGTGCCCCCCGTTCGTAACACCAATTTAGTTTGAAAGGCAGTATGAATATAGTTGACGACACCGCACTGCGGTTCCATTGCTCTCATGATGTGGCTAAGCAAATTACCACGTACATCGACAAGAGTGAATTAATTGGAGCCGAAGGTGGACACTCAGAGGTGCTGATGTACTGGGGCATCAACGAGGTGCAAAAGCTCGTTCGCTTACTACCTGACTCTAATAAGATTCCATCTCCTATTGAGCGTGACTATCAATGGCCCGGAATGTTTACGCCGTTCGATCACCAACGCGATACCGCACGGTTCTTGACACTACATCGCCGCGCTTTCTGTTTTAACGAAGCAGGCACAGGCAAGACTTCCGCCGCAATTTGGGCGGCTGACTATCTAATGAATCACGGGCTGGTGAAACGTGTGCTGGTTGTCTGCCCCTTGTCCATTATGCAGAGCGCATGGCAAGCTGATTTGTTTAAAACTGTGATGCATCGCACATGTGGCGTAGCGCACGGATCAAAGCGCAAGAAAGTTATCAACGGTGGTTACGAGTTTGTAATCATCAATTACGATGGTGTTAACGCAGAGCGCGAAACAATCATGGATGGCGGCTTTGATCTCATCATTGTTGACGAAGCTAATGCCTACAAGAACCCAAGCACCGTGCGTTGGAAAAACCTTGCCAAGATAATTCGTCCCGACACGTATTTGTGGATGATGACCGGCACTCCCGCTTCTCAGTCACCCGAGGATGCGTTTGGTCTAGCCAAGTTGGTCAACCCCAATAACATTCCTAAGTACAAGACTGCATGGAAAGATGCGGTCATGCAACAGATTACTCGCTTCAAGTGGATACCCAAGCCCCACGCCAAGGGTCTTGTATTCAACGCCTTACAACCCGCGATCCGGTATGAGAAAGCTCAGTGCCTTGATCTGCCTGACCTGATGTATCAGACACGCGAAGTGCCACTCAGTGCTCAAGCCACTAGCTACTACAAAGAGTTGCGCAAGGAAATGCAGATTGAAGCGGCTGGCGAAACAATCAGCACAGTCAATGCGGCGGCGGCTCTTACAAAGCTCTTGCAGTTATCAGGCGGCGCTGTCTACACCGATGACCACAACGTGATTGAGTTTGACGTTTCACCGCGCTTGAACGTGCTTGGCGAAGTGATTGATGAAGCATCGCACAAAGTCATTGTGTTCATCCCATACAAGCACACGATCAAAGTGGTTCAGGACTACCTGACAAAGAACAATATAACGACTGAGATTATTTCAGGTGATGTGACTGCGTCTAACCGTGCCGCCATATTCAACAAGTTCCAAACGACCGACACACCACGAGTGTTGTTGATTCAACCACAAGCGGCATCGCACGGCGTAACGCTGACTGCGGCAGACACGATTGTGTTTTGGTCGCCTGTGATGTCCGTAGAAACTTATCTGCAATGCGTTGCGCGTATCGACCGTGTTGGACAGAAAAACAAAATGACTGTGATTCACCTTCAAGGGTCTGAGGTGGAGAAGCGTATGTACACAATGCTACAAGGCAAAGTGGACATGCACACTCAGTTGGTAGACCTGTACAAAGAGGAAATAGGAGAGACTGTATGACCGTAAACGATACAGAAGAGTTGGTGTCTGACTACCTTGAGATTCGCAGGATGCGCGAATCATTAAAGGCCAACTATGAGTCTCAAGACGAAGAACTGAAAGACGCTATGGATACGATTAAAGAAGCGCTTTTGGCTATTTGCAACGAGAACAACCAAAACGGTTTCAAGACAGACAGCGGTACTGTCACGAGACAAGTTAAGGAAAGATATTTTTGCACTGACTGGGACAACTTCAGGAAGTTCGTCGAGAACGAAGGCTCGATTGATTTGCTTGAACGCCGTATCCATCAACGCAACTTCAAAGAATTTATGTCCGAGCGAGTAGGAGATGGATTGCCGCCCGGAGTAAATGCCTTGCGTGAGTATGACATTGTTGTACGCAAGGCTTCTTCAACCAGTGAAACTTTAGTTTAATTTAATTAGGAAACATCATGAGTAACGAACTCGCAAACATTTTTCAAAACGCCGGTGGTTTAATGGAATTGGGCCTCGATGAGGACACACTTGCCGTAGCCGGTAATGCCACAAAAGGCAACAAGCGCATTTCTATCGAGGGTCGCGTATTCCGCAAGATCGTTGGTGGTAAAGAGCAGAGCGTCAATACAGACAACTCTATGAACGTCATCATCGTCAAGATGGCCCATGACGCATCGCGTACCTTCTATAACTCTACCTACAAGAAGGGTGTGAAGTTGGCCCCTGCTTGCTGGTCAAATGACTCGAAGACCCCTGACCCCGAGGTTAAATCTCCTTGTGCGCCGACTTGCGCTGAGTGCCCTAACTCAGTCAAGGGTTCAGGTCAAGGCGGTCAAGGTACTGCTTGCCGACTCTCATGGAGAGCCGCTGTCGTATTGCCTAACGATCCCGAGGGAGATGTGTATCAGTTGGTATTGCCAGCTACTTCAGCGTTCGGCAAAGAAGAAGGCGGCAAGTGGCCCTTCCGTCCATACATTCAGATGCTTGCAAACAACAACGTGTCTGCCGGTCGTGTCGTAACTAAGATGCAGTTTGACATTAACTTCCCAGTGCCACGCTTGTTGTTCTCTCCAACGTCTGCCGTGCCTAATGAAATACGCGATGTAATCGTTCAGCAAGGCAAGACTCCAGCCGCAGAAAACGCAGTCAAGTTGTCTGTGTTTAAAACTGATGGTGTTGATGAAGTTGAAGCCCCTGCTCAACCAGCCGCTTTTGCTGAGCCTGTTCCTGAGCCAGTAAAACGCGCGTCTGCTCCTAAAGCATCTACTGAAGCTCCAGAAGATGTTAGCGACATCGTTAAAAAGTGGTCTAAGAAATAATGGCCCGCACATACAGCCCCGAACTACTAAGCATTGTTGATACAACTGAAGGGGACAATGTAGGCATCACGCTGGCGAAGGCGTGTATTGAAGCCAACTTGCCTGCCGCATACGCATCAGCAATTCTCGGTGTATCACGTATGGGTATCCATGCGTGGTTTCGGGGCGGGTATGTACGCAGTGGTCGTCGTGAAAAAATCAGGTTGTTTCTGCAACTTCTAAAGGAGGATACCAAAGCGGGACTCTTGCCAGCCAAGAATCTCAAAGAAGCCCGTACATACACTGAGAACATCCTCGGTCGCGCAGTTACGGAAGTTTCTAAAAAGTCGGGTTAACAGCCCATATTGTTTACAGGCGAGGCCGGTCCTCGCCTTTATTGTCTCTGCGATTATGAACGAACAATTTTTTGATAAGGTATTGCCAACGCAGGGCAACATTTGTGTAGTCGGAATCAAGGGTGACTCAGTGCGCCCCAAATTCTCTGAGTACCTTAGTGAAGCAATTGACTTCATGAAGGACTTTGATGCTGGTGACTTCAACACATTTTTTGCGCTTGGGACATTTGAGGGGTATCAACGTAAGGCTAGCGCGTGTATTTTTATGCGCTCGTTCTTTGTTGACCTAGACTGCGGCCCTGATAAGCCGTATGCGGCGTGGGAAGACGGACTGATAGCATTGCACAAGTTTCTGTCCAGTACTGAACTGCCGCAACCAATCATCGTAAACTCCGGTAACGGCATCCATGCTTACTGGCCTTTTACTGCTGATGTACCTACGGACATTTGGAAACCGTACGCTGAAAAGTTTAAACAGTATTGTTTAGACAACGGCCTCATGATTGATGAGGTAGTTACGGCAGATGCCGCAAGGATTCTTAGAGTCCCCGGCAGTCGCAATCTAAAACGCGCTCCGTTACCGGTTGAAGTCATACAGGACGGTGAACCTACAGACTTTGAAGACTGGGAAAACCTGCTTGGTAAAGTTGAAAAAGCATTTGACTTGAGCCAAGTTGAAAAGGGTCTTGATGACGAGACTCAAGCGCTGTTCGACAAGATGAACGGTAATTATGAATACGTCTTCCAAAAGCTCGCGGAGGATAGCTTAGAAGGAGTAGGCTGTGGACAAATTAAATACATTCTCGAAAACGCGGCTAGTTGTCCAGAGCCGTTGTGGTACGCTGGACTATCTGTCGCCTCAAGGTGTGTTGATGGCGACACTGCCATACATCTCATGTCAGAAGACCACCCCGACTATTCGCGGGACGAAACTGAACGAAAAGCAGAGCAGTCAAGAAGTGAAGCGGCTTGGGCACACAGTTGCGACGCCTTTGAACGTGAGAACAGGGCTGGATGCGTTGGATGCCCACACAAAGGAAAACTCGGAAAGTCAGGGCCTATTGCACTTGCCCGATCTATCAAACTCGCAGTTGAATACACCGAGTCCTCTGACGGAACTCCTGACGATGAAGGAGGCGAAGCCGAGGATGAAGCGGAGCCAACTGGGGCCAAAAAGGATCCCAAGAACCTCTTAGTCTTTCCTGAGTTTCTTAAGCCATTCTTTCGCCCAATCAACGGCGGTGTGTACTTTCAACCAGCGCCACGAATAAACAAGGATGGTAAGAAAGTCCAAGACCCGCCCGAGATGCTGACACCGAATGATGTGTACCCCATTCAGCGACTGTTCAGCCCCCACGATGGCGAGTGCTTAGTCATTCGCTTGCACTTACCACGAGATGCGTCTCGTGAATTTATGTTACCGCTGAAAGACATTGGCGCATTAGACAAACTCAAGGCAACCCTGCTATCTAACGGCGTTGCATTTGAACCCGCGCTCGCTCCCAAGTTTGCGAGTTATCTAATGAAGTGGACAAGTTATTTAATCAATACACAAAAGGCAGACATCATGCGAATCCAACAAGGCTGGACAGAAGACCACGACTCATTTGTTATCGGCACAAGCGAAGTATTTAAAGACGAGATCAGGCACTGCCCTCCGTCTCCCATGTCTAAGAACATTGTGCGCTATGTCAAGAAAAGCGGTACGTTTGAAGGCTGGCTTACGGCGGCTCGTATGCTCAACGACCCGGGCTATGAGTTTCATGCGTTCACGCTACTGTGCGGATTTGCTACACCCTTGATGGAGTTCTCCAACGTCAACGGCATTGTGCTTTCCCTGCACGGTGAGTCTGGCGTAGGTAAGACAGGCGCTTTGTATTCTGCAATGAGTATCTGGGGATCACCTGAAAGCTTGACTGTTAACGATGCAACACCCAATGCGCTAACACAGCGCATGATTACCTCTAAGAATATTACGTTTGGTCTTGATGAGCAGACTAACTTGGACGGCAAAGTAGCATCTGATGTGGTCTACAAAACTTCCGCTGGTCGCCCAAAGATTAGACTTCAGGCGTCATCCAACCAAGAACGTGAGTCAGAGTTTATCACCCGATTGATTGCGATCATCACAACAAACAATTCATTGATCGACATTATTTCAACCTACAAGGCAAACACCAGCGCTGAAGAAATGCGCGTACTTGAGCCATACATGACTAGGCCAAATGTTCAGGGGTATGAGTTGACACTTGAGCGCGGCAAAGACATGTTTGATGCCTACCACTACCACTACGGCCATGCCGGTATACCCTATGTGCAAGAACTGCTGAAAGTTGGCAAGAAAGAGTTGACTCGTAGGATCCACATTGAGTACATGAATGTAGCGGACAAGTATTCAAAGAGTGGTGAGTATCGTTACATCGCCAGTTTGATTGCCAATGTCTACACCGCTGAGCGCATCCTACGTGAACTGGGTTGGTTTGAGTTTGACATGGTTCGTATCATGAACGTAGTTGGCGGAGCGTTCAACGACATCATCAATGGTAAGCGCAAAGCTGACTCTAATACCCGCGAAGATGTTTTGGGTGACTTCATTAACAAGAACATTCAGAACATGCTGGTTGTGAACAACGGCAAGGTATCCACAGCACCTCGTGGCCCTCTGTATATCAGGGCTGAAGTTGAAGAAAGCACAATCTTTGTATCTACTTCTGCGCTCAAGGCGTATCTGCATGAGATCAAGCTGGGTATCAAGGAGTTTGAGACTAAGCTAACAGACGCCGGCGTACTAAAAGGCAAGTTGCGCAAACAGATGGCGGCTGGATGGTCTGACGCAGTTGGCAGTACAAACGTACAAGCCTATGCCTTTGAAACTGATCTGACTCACTTGATTAAAGATGAGCAAGAAACTACCGAGTGAAGCGGCCCCACTCGACGAACCTGAGTGGCTTTTCCCCTACGAGTACATGCTTGTGGGGGAGAGTTTCTTTATCCCAACTATGCGCCCCGCATATATGGGCTACATCATAGACACAACGTCTAAAAAAGTTGGAATAAAGATGAAGACTTTCACTTGCACCGAGAACGGCGTCCTCGGTGTTCGTTCTTGGCGCATGGGTTAGGGTTCAACACCCATCATCTCAAAGTCTTCAATGATTCCACGCTTAACTAAGTTTTGGAATTTAACAGTATTCTTAACAGCTTCCGTCCGTTCCTTGGGAGTCAGGCCCGGCATGCGGCGGTAGATGTTTGCCTCTTCCCGCAACTTCTTCAAGTCTTGGTTGATTACTTTGTTGTAGTGCTCAACTATGTACTCGTCCATGGGATTCTTTTCAACGTATCGGGCATACGCTTCTGGGTTTGAATCCTTGAACATATTGAGTTTTTGTTGCTTAGCCAAGATTTGTTTTTCAACCTCTGAGAACTGCCGCGCATCAAAGTTTGACGGTGCGCCGAAGAAGCTATCAAAAAACACGGTATCAGTCTTAGGATTAAATGCCTTCTCACCAGCCGCGAGCAAGCCGTAGTTGTATCCAGTCTGCGCTAAACGCATCAGTCCATCGCCATAGTTATTGGCAAAGAAGTACATCGTGTTAGGACTCCAGTCCACTTTACCGTCCGTGATTTCAGCCAGAGTACGTGCGGCAGACTTGTACAACTCAGGGATGTTGTCGCCACCTGTGTAGGCATCGCCGTAGCGTGACTGACGGTTGTTATAAATCTCACGACCTAGACCGTCAATGTTCATCACCCACTCAAGGAACGGACGCGCAACGGAAGGTGTAGCAGAGTCCATCGCCCATGCTGGGAAGTTGTCTATTGGACTAATGCGCGAGACTGGCAGCGGCAAGAACGAATCCAGACCTGTCACAACAATATTGCTGAGCGCGGTCTTAACAGATGAGTTGCCTGTAGCCAGCGCCGCGATTTGTCCACCAGCAGACGCAAATGCGCCAAGTCCAAAGCCCCAAGGGATCTGGATGGGTGTATCCATGCCGGGAATATGGAAGCGAGCGTAACGTGACCAGCGGTTTGCGTCATCAGTAGCAGTGCGGTTGCGGCCTAAATCATCATCGTCAGACAATGCCATAGACATCAAATAGATTGCACTACCCATACCGAGCAAGCCCAAGGTCATTGCGGTAGCGGCCTTCTTCTGGTCGTTGTACTTCTTCAAGAATTCAGCGCTAGCTACTTTATCTTTCTGAATGTACTCAGGCAGTTCTTTCAACGCATCTTTTGGGTCGCGTAGCATTGGGCCTAATGTTTCAATAGCCCTAACAGCACCAGTAGCGGCTGGACGGAAGAACATGAACGCCGCACCAGCGGCACGGCCCCACTCACCAACTTGTTCAAAGTTAGCAAGACCTTTAGCATAACCAGCAGCTTTGACTTGCGCATCGGCGGGGGAAAGATTTTCTGCCAGTGCTTGAGATTTGGCAATACGATACGCCGCAGTGCGGCTTGCCAATTCAAACATGTCGGTGTAAATGTCAACAAACTTGTCGATCTGATCCTTGGTCTTTAGGATGCCTGTGCGGTCAAGCGACTTCTGTAACTCTTTAAACTGACCCTTAGAAGAAAGACCAGCAAGATACGATACTTTGCCGCCCTGCTCGATGAACTCAAGCATGTCACGTACATAGTCACTCTTCTTTGCCATTGCTCTAATTTGGTCAAACTTACCAGCTTCATACAGCGCGGCAACTTTAGCGGCGCGGAACAAACCACCATTTGCTACATTTGTAGCGATAGCGCCGATGTATTGCGCGGAAGCTTTTGGACCCATTTCAACACCAATTGAGTATGCGTTGGTCAGAGCATCGCGGAAGAAGTTAACTGGCGCGAACGCTATGTTGTAACGAGTGTGCATTTGACCAACAGTGCTAGTAACGTGATTCAGCATGTCAATGATTGGCTGAGACTGCTCGTAAGTGCGGCGGATAGCGTTGCGTTGCGCCTTGTCAAAAATCTCGATTACATCAATACTGCCATCTTTGTTGTAATGGAAGATGACGTTTTCTTTTTTCTCTTCACCAATGTTTAGGTCTTTATAGCGATCCGCAAATGCAATATTTTTAACAATCCTGCCTTTAAGAAGTTGATTACCTTCTTTATCCTTCTCTGTGGCATTCTTAATAGCAAGTGTCACATCCCTACGGCCAGCACGCATAGCGGCACGCGTTGCATCAGTCAACGATTGGACGATAGAGTTATCGGAGTCAGTCTCACGACCTTCAAAAGAGTTTTGACCCTCTTGCATTTCACGACCTAGGCGATTGCTATTGAAGTCAAGCATCGCATCAGCTTCATTGGTGTACTTTTCTTTACCAGCAAAAGGTACGTAGTTTTTCCAGCCGTAAAAGTCCACAATACTTTGCACGGGCGCTGACCAGTAGTTAGCTTCTTTGTTCAGCTCTTTTGTGGCGTCTTGCAGTTTGCGCATGGCGGCAATGACTTTGTCCACTTCTTTCCTGTTAGGATCACCCTCATAAGACTTAATGAAGTTCTTGATAGAGTTTGGTGTGTAGCCACCAATGACGTTGTACTCCTCATTGTCACGTTCAATAGACTTAGAACCGTTGGGGCTTGAACCAGTTGGATCTTTATACTTAGCCACAACATTATTAAGCGCATTGCGAGCGGTCTCAATCTGTGTCTTGTTCAATGTGCCAGACAACACTTCATCCATGATGCGCTCACGGAACCCGGCGGGGCTTAAGATTTCATTACCAATCTTAAGAATCTTGTCATCCTTAAGCGGTACATTGAGCATGTACTTCACGTCACGACGTTCACCTTCGTGCAGACCCATCAGGTATACATGTAAACGCTCGGTCGCTTCTTTGGTAGTCAAACCTGAAGCTTTAGCATACGCACCAATAGCACTCTGCATATCACTTGCTGGAGTGTTTACTCTGGTCAAGTACAAATCTTTGGCGCGTGAAGCAGCTAAGGCAATCTGTGTATAGATGTTGTTTAGTTTGCTACCGCTATAAATAATTTTACCGGCACGGGTCAAACCATCTTCCCAGCTCTTAATTGCATAACGAGCATTTTGGAATTTAGTCACCAAGTTCATACCGCCTTGGCGCGTTGTAAACAATCTGCGCACCGCATTGATACCGCTTGTCTCAGGCAGTTCATTACGCTTGATTGCTTCTTCAGTTGTTACATCAACTTTACCTTCAGCTTTTTGTGTAGTTGGAGCGGCTTTAGGAGCGGGAAGCGGTGCGCGTTCAATCCCGCCCTCTGGCACTTCAATAATACTTTCAAATGCGGTGAAGGCTTCGGACAGTAAGTTTGCTTTACCAAACGCGCCAGATTTTGTAAACAGATTCTTTAAATTAAGAATCTCAATAACATTCTCTATAAACCTAGAGAGCGCACTGCGGTCTGGGGTAAGTGTGTACTCAAGTCCTGTGGCTGGATATTTTTTCAGCGCATCCTGAAACTCTGGGTTAGAAATCGCTTCACTAACAAACTCAAAAATGTTTTTGTACGCATTGGGGAACAACTCGGCAAGATCACTCGCTGTAAGCGTCATGATGTCATCAAGCTGGTTAGCCGCATCAATCTGCTCAGGCGTCAGGTTAGCAATATCGTTATTAGATACTCTATCAAGAATTTTTATTGTTGCGGCATGAACAAGCTCATGCAGTAGTGTAGTGGCTGTTGCGCCTTCTGGTGTCACTAAGATAGTGTCAGACTCTGGGTTGTACTGCGCAATGTCACCATCAGGCAGTGAGTCAACGTACTTGATCTTTGTCTTTAGTCCTAAACTTTTAATACGTGAAGCAACGAGTCGCTGAAGCTTTATAGCAATTGTTTTATTAGGATTAGGAATTGAAGTAGACAACCAATTTAGCACTGCTCCAAGATCACCTTCTTTGATCTTATCAATCAAAGCATTGGGGACTTTCTTTTCGCCCGTAGGTTTAGCTTTCTTGCCTTCGCGCTTTTCTTTAATTTCACGTTGCGCACGCTCTTGAGACTCAGCTTCAGACTTTTTAAGTTGCGCTTCACGTACATCAAGATAGGTCTTACCGGGCGCTGGAATGTAACCTTCTTGTACAAGCTTATCTGCAACTGCTTTAAAAGCCGTATCGTGATCTTCAGCGGTGGCGTTCTTTATGTCTTTTTGTTTGTCAGACAAAGTTTTGTTGTACAGCGCACGTTGCTCATCATTGAGCTGCTCCCATGTGGGGTACTCTAATCTGTCACGAGATTTGTATGCTTGACGGTTGCGCTCATAGATGCCGGCAGACGGATCAGCTTTAAGATCTTTGGGCTTACCTTGCGTCTCACGCAGTTGCTTGCGGTATTTAACCAAAGCGCGACGCGCACTAGCATGCTCTTGAGCGGTGTTGTTACGGACGTTATCCAGATAGACCTGACGCTGGTCATCTGTAAGTTTCTCCCATGGCACAAGCACGGCACGCTTATCGTCAATCTGCTGTTTTAGATCGTTAAGCGCTTCGTTTACTGCTTCAACCTTAGCTTGTGGTGGCAGTGTTTCAAAGTTGTCTGGCAGGTCAGGCAGTTCTAACTCATTGCGCTCAAGCACGGCATCAAGACGAGCAGTACCCAACTCCATACCAGCCGGAAGTTTTCCAGTTTGAAGCGCGTCATAAAGGTTTGCGCCGTCGTCATCTAGTTTGGCGTACTCGCGCTCTTCGTCATACAGATCAGCAACTTGCTGAACCTTTTCGTCCATCTCTTTTTTAACTTCTTCGGAGGGACCGGTAGGTTTGTTTCCTTTAGTTAATTCGTCAATACGTTTGGTTCGTCTAGGCTCAGATTCAGCTATAAAAGCGTCGTATTCTTTTTGCGCTTTTTCAACGGCGGCTCTAGAAGCATCGATCCTAGGATCACCACTTTCTAAATTTTCATCTTTTAATAATTGTTTTTCTGCTTTATCTATAGCTTTACGTAGCTTTTTTTGTGTCGCTATATCTTGTTCAAGAGTTGGTTCTACTGCAACGGACTCTGTTCCTTTTCCTTCAGCAGCGCCTGTAGCATCCGGTCTAGTAGAAACCACTCCATCTCGTTTAGCTTCTCCAAGTCCTGTGGTGGTGGAAACGTTGACGGCTGGTTGTGCAGATAGCGTAGTGCTCTCTCCAGCTGCTTCACTGATAGTTCCTGCAACATTTGCTGCTCCTTGCGGTGCGACTTTAGATAACGCATCATCAATCTTTGCTTTAAGTTTTGCGTTTGTCTTACGTTTATTAGTAAGTTTATATTTCTCACCCGCGTTAAGGGTAGTGCCGCGAGACTCTAGCTCTTTAATCTCAGCCTCACGTTTATCGTAATCGGCCTGCATAGCGGCAACTTCTGCCGGTGCTTGTGTACTAACTTCTGCGGGCGTCTCAATCACAGTGCCGGGCGCAACTTCTTCAAACTCAGTGCCAACAATTGAAGGCTTACCTTTTTTCTCTGGTTCAGTTTTAGCAGGTGCGGCTTCTTCTACAACAGCTTCTTGCTTCTGCTGTTCCTCTTCGCGCTGTTTGAGCGCTTCTTGTCTTAAGACTTCATCACGTATTTGTTGATCTGATTGACGGCCACCAGCGATGCCAGTTATCCCGCCCATACCAGCCGCACCGATTGATGCCATAGCCGCAGTTTCGCCCAAGCCCGAAGTCAAGTCACGATCAAGGCCAGCGGTGCGGGCTGCAATGTTTTGCGCAAGGCGACCACCAACTTCTTCCACGTTTTCGCTTGGAAGTTCTTTAAGTGCACCAGCAACACCACCACGTATAATGCCCTTGCCTGTTTTTTCACCAGCAAGTACACGTTCAAGCGCACTACCACCGGGCAAGAAACGATTTGCAAGAACAGACAGCGCGTAGCCCGATACACCAGCGGCACGGGCTAAATTAATTGTCTCAGCCGCAGCGCGTTCAGCGGGCATTCTCTTAGACAACTCTGCATAGATCTCGTCGTATGAGCCAGCGCCAATGTCTGCACCTTGTTGTACTGCGCCAGTTTGAAGAGCGGCAGTTGTGCCAGACTTAATAGCGGCTTTCTTAGCGGCGGCTTCAGCGGTTTCTTTCGCCGTGCCTTTAGCGAGTTCTTTAGCCAGCGTGCTACCAGAAGTAAGCGCGGCTGTACCGCCACCCGTGATAGCGGCGGGGATAATCTGTGGAAGTTGTTCAGCTAAAAATGATGTTAACAGCGCTGGGTCAGAAACAGTCTCACCAAAAGCTGCTTTAAATGCGGCAAGTTGACCTTCTTTTTCTGCTTGCGCAACCTTCTCAGAGCGAGCTTTTTCACGAGCCAACAAAGATGCAGACTTTAAACTTTTTGCATATTCTTCGATGTCTTGACCAGCGCCCAATGCGCCTGTCCTAGAAAAGTCACCTGTGGCTAGGCCGTAGAGTTGACCCGGGAGCTGAACAAGGCTACCCACACCGCCTAAACCAGCAGCACCGATATCGGTAAACGCTTCACCAAAAGTACGTTCTGGAATCTTAGGCGCGGCAGGTTTAGCGGCAGGTCTTTGCCCCTGCATGTGGGTTGTGTATGCCCACTGCCACGCTGTATTCTCATCCGGCGCTTCGACTTCGTATTTAGCACCTTCAACGTTTACAGCAAATTTAGCCATTATCCAACCCTTGTAACAGCACCTTTTGGTGGAGGAGGAATATTAACAGTTCCGCCGCCCGCAGTGGGCAACATCTTTGCAATTCTTTCGTTTATTGCATCAACCGCTGCTTGGGCTTTTTCCTGTGCCTTAGGATCAATATTTGGCATGTACAACAAACGTTCTTGGAAGGAGCGTTGATCTATTAATTTTTTGTATTCAGGATTTCTGCTTAAAGTATCTTGCCACTTACGTTCTTGCTCAGCAATCCAGTTTTGTTGTCTTTGTTGACGTTCAGATTTTTTACCTTCTGCTTGCGCAGCAGCAATTTGAGCACGACTAGCGGCGGCATCCCTTGCTATCTGCTCACGGCTCCTTACGTTTTCTTTTGTATTAAGCAAACTCGTACCAGACTGCTCTGCTTGACGCTGTTCAGCAATAAGGTCTTTAACAGCTTCTTTGCCAGCCGCCACGTCTTTGTAACGACCTTCAATTCTGGCCTTGTCAATCTCAGAGTTAAGTTTGTTAAGCTCATCAAGGAACTTAAGGTCTTCAGCGTCGTAGTTCTGTTTGCCAGATATAGCGCCGACGGCCATATTTTGAAGAACACCCGCAATTCCACCTTTGGTAGGCTTACCGGCAGACATTAGCGCATCAATCCACAAAGGTTGACGACTAGCTTGGATTTCTTTAATCCTTGCCTCACGGCTAGCGGCACGATCCTGCGCAGGTTTTAACAGCGCATCCAGACCCATAAACTGGGCGTTCTGTTCCATAGCCTTTTTGCGAATAGCTTCTGGATCTTTTGCCAACGCATCCATGATACTTTTGCGAAGCGCTATTTCCATTGGATCAGTTGGCTCTACAACGGGCTTGGCTGGCGCGGCTGGCGCATTAACATTAGGACCACCGGTATTAGGTTTACCAACGGTGGGACTAGGCGGAGCGGGAGGTTTTGGAGCAGGTTTTTCCGCAAACCGAGCAGCGTCAGCGGCATTAAGTTGTGAACGGATACTAGCGGCGTTAGGGGCCTGCGCTGCGGCCTGCGCTTGTTGTACCGCCGCTTCTCTTTCTGTTGGCTTACGCAACATGTCCGTAAACGGAGTTGGGCTAAATCTAAATTTATTGCCAACTTGATCGTCTGATTGAGTATTAACTTCTTTTCCAGTCAATGCACTGCCAATACGATTTAAGAAACTTTCTAACCCAGAACCTGTATCTGCGGCTAAGTTGTAACCAGCGGCTATAGGTAACTGCGCAATATCCACTACAGCGGCCAAAGGCTCTAACAGCGCTCTACGATCTTCTTCACGTTGTTTAGCTTTTTTATCTTCTACTTCGCTACCTTTAGTGCCATCAAACGCAACAATACCGCCACCAGCGTAGTACTGGCCAAGGTTAGACATAAGCTGATCGATACTGCCACCACTCGCTGCCATGACGGGCTGACCCTGCATACCGCCCAGCATCTGCTTTAATTTGTCCACAACAGATTGTTGAGCACCGCCCGCTTGCATGGCTTGTTGACCTTGCGCACTGTTACGTAGCTCAGCAATCTTTTGAAGCGCCATAGCTTCTTCCAAGTCAGGAGGGATTTCACCCGGTGGCTGACCCTGCTGGGCCTTCTGCACCTTAGCCTGCAAGGGTTGGGGATTACCCTTATATGTATCTACGAGTTGATTAATTCCGCCGTTCATATTAATCCCTTATGGTTTTGGTGCTGGTGTAGCAGGAGTAGGACCTAAACCCAGATTTTTCAACAAACTAGCCACGCTACCCGCGCCTGTTAGCGCATTTGCAAACGCACTAGGTTGAGCAGTGTTAATGCTCTGAGCCGCTAATGGAAGACCGCTAAGTAACGATTGTTGGAACTGAACCATCTTATAAGGGTTTGCCCTAGCTTCTTCAAACGCTGTTTTATCTGCGGCAATTCCTTCAGACTCGATACCGCGTTCAATTCCACCTTGACCAGCCATAAGATTGGCTAAGCCCATACCTTGACCCTGCTCAGTATTAAACTGTTGCATGGCTTTGTCATAAGCGTTTGAGTAACCTTGGCCAATAGTTTTGTTTTGTTCTTGCAACAGATTGCGACCTGCTTCAGATTCCATGATGGCTTGACGGCCACCACCAAACGCACCTGCTTTAGTCAATGCGCCAAGACCAGATTGGTTTGTGATTTCTGCTTGACGACGCATCTCAGCCAACTGGGGCTGCAACACTGACTGCAGATACGGGTTCATATACTGCGAAGCGGGGCTAGTTCCACCACCAACGGGTTGACCGCCTGCCCCAATAGTCGGTGCGCCAGCAGAACTAAAAGACTGTCCAAGCTGACCGGGGAAGTTAACGTTTGATAGCCCGCTAAAAACTTTGTTTTGCAAATTAGATGCGCCCGCAGTCAGTGGGCCACCGTACTCTTGATATGGCATCTCAGACAAAGCCTGACCTTTGCCGAGCATATCAGTCACATAAGGACCAGCCCAGTTAGACAGGTTAGACTCAGTGCCGGTCACACCTGCGTTAGCGGCAGTACCAACGCCAGAAATACCACCAGTTTGGAAGCGTTGAACTTCACCACCAGCGGCATAAGCTTTGGCTAGACCACCGGGCATAAAACTATCAGGGTTGATCTCTTTACCTTGTTCTTTTGTGCCGGTACGAGCCTCACGGATTTTGTCCATCATGTCGTATAACCTTTGTGCACCTGCATCAGAGTTACCATTACCTAAGTGAGAGACGACATCAGCAGGGATAACAAACTCACCGTGGCTAAGCGCCGCTGGTTGATCTTCACCAATTTGCGCTGGGATTTCATCAGCCATACCGTCAGTCCCGCCTTGTAAATATCTACCTTGCGCCAACCCCATTAAACCACCTTGCGCGGCTTTAACTTCTTCAGGAGCTGCTGGGGTTACAGGGGCTTGCGCCGCTACTTTTGGCATAAAAGATACATCACCGCCGTAGCGAGTGCCGCCAGCACCGGGCCGACGACCTGCTTCGGGCGCAGTAACCATGTTCCGTGTTGCAGTGTAACGAGGGATACCGCCTTGGTATCCAGTAGGCGTGGATGAAGAGCTGTTTGCGCCAAACAGACTAGCCAAGCCACCACCCAAAGCGCCAAGCTTGAGAATGTCTAGCCCGCCTTTACCGTCGCCAAATAAAGATCTTAGAACATTAGAAATATCGCCCATAGTGTTTGTAAGTCCCGTGCCAGTATATGGAAAGGGCGTTATATAGTTATCGGATGTATTGCCAACAGGATCGTTAGCGCCACCCTCATCAGGATTTAAAATGTACCGAGGATCAATGGAAGGCGGCGCAACGGGCTCATAAGGCTCATAAAAATTAGGATCACCTTGAAACCCCAGTACTTCTTTACCGTAATCTTCGCCAAGAACTGACATAGTTATTTCCTTTGTGCGGTGTTTTCACCAGCGGGTGTTAAATCAATAGTTGACCCGAACAAATCTTCCATCAATTTTATATGGGCGTAAGGGCCTTGCATAGGGGCTTGCTGCATAGGTTGTTGTTGCCCACCTAAAAGAGCTAATAAACCCATCAAATCCATGCCAGAAGAAGGCGCTGACGGCGCAGGAGTTGTAGGTTTGACCGCAGGTGCCGGTACTTTAGGTGTAGCAACCGGAGGAATTGGAGTAACAGGAACCTCTGGCAATGGCAAAGTACCGCCAAATGTTGGGTCAAACACATGCTCCTGTGTTTTGTCGCGGTTGCTTGTCATCACTAGCTCTTCAAGCTTTTCCGCAGGCGCTATGTATGGCTCTAATGATTTAATAAACTCTTCTAAGTTAGCGGGTTCTTGTTGAACCGTAGTTTCTTCTTTTGGACGGTTGCCAACAATTTCAACTCTATTAGAGTCGGCCACGGGAAGCGGCAGGAGAGGCTCACCTGCATCTTCAAGATTCCTAAAAATGTCCTCGGACACACCTTTGCCGACCGTATCACGATTGCCGGTAATAACAAGCCGCTCTAAATCTGTAATAGGCGCTTTGTATGGCTCTAATGATTTAATAAACTCGTCTATGTTTGCAGGCTCTTGTTGAACCGTAGTTTCTTCTTTTGGACGGTCGCCCGTTACTACCAACTCGGAAAGTTTTTCTGCTGGAGTCAGCGAAGGGGGTTCACCCGCGTCCTCAAGATTTTTAAAAATGTCTTCAGAGACACCTTTGCCAACCGTATCGCGGTTAGATGTAACAAGCACCTCGTTGTCGGCATTAATTAAATTAAGGATGTCTTGGTTGCTTAACCCGCTATCAGACGGCTTGTCGATTGTATTAATACCAATAGACTTTAAAAAATCATCAGCCTCCTCAACCTGCGGTCCACCCAAAGAGCGTGTAGGCAAAGACGGTAAAGTAGTTGTTGACTCTGGCCCGTATATGCGCTCAAGTTCCTCAATTGCCCTTTGCGTATTTGCGTCTTCTTCTTCAGGAGAAATTTGTGACCGAGAAATAGCCGTGTTAAGTCTGTTCTCTATAAGTTGTGCTTGCTCTTCTGGGCTAAGCGGGTCTTCTGCTTGCAAATCTGCGCTGGACTTTGTTGGTGAACTTCCACCGGATTTTGACATTACATCCATGCCGTAAAGCATCATGGTTAAAGGATCACCACTCTCAATTGCTTTAACTGCGCCAATGGTTTTGGAAATATCTTTAAGATCTACTCCGCCAATGTTGGTCACCCCACCAAGATTAGCGCCAGAGAACGCCATAGCCAATGGGTCGCCACTCTTTACAGCGCTTGCAAACCTAGCTGCCTTGGCAACATCGGCCATACCGCTAACACCCGCGAGGTTGCCCATGCCCGCAAGGTTAGTAATCACACCAAGTGGGTTACCTTGTTTTGCTGCGATAGCTGTGTTTGCGGCCATGGCAAAAGGTTGAAGACCGGGGACAAACGACGCAAGTGTTAATAACGGGGCAAACTTGTCAAAATCGCTACTAGACGCGCCTTGTGTGTAGAAAATTGGCAAGCCTTGGTCATCAAACTGAACACCGTAGCCGGTGTTGCCTTTGCCTTCATAAGTCCCACCAAAGAAGTTACCTGTTTGGCGTTCTGTGTAGGTGTTAGGTACAGCTTGGCCTGTTACTTTATTGCCAAAAGTTTGCTCAGTTACAGTCTGATAAACTGGGTCACCCCAATCCTCATAACCAACTACCTTTTGAACATCACGAGTTATAGGGCCAAACTGACTAATGTCTGTGATTCCTGTTTCAGCAAGAATACGGGCCATGTCCTTGGTAGCTGCATCAGCACCATAGCCACCTGACCATTGAGAAGTGTTGCTTCTAGACTGGATTTGCTTAATCAACGCATCAATTGTTGCGCTCTTATCTGAAGTACTTGCAGCTTCTTTTTGGGGAGGCGGGTTAACAATGTTTGCCAGCGCCTCGTTCTGCTGCATAGGACTGCCACCGAAGCCGGTGTCTTCGTAATCCATGTAAAAGTTTTGATCACGTTCTCTCATGTTTAAACCTTAAGGCAAAGCTGAAACAAACGACATGGTAGCTACCACCGATTGCGTAGAGGGCTTAGTGGGCGTACCGGAAGCAGCAAGATGTTGGATGGTTACAGCAGCATTAGGCACAGACCAATAGATTTCTATGTACTGACCCGCCGTCATACTTAAAAAATAGTTCCAACCAACAATTGAATGCCCATCCGTGCCTCCGTGTCTGTTTGGAATAGACACAAATCCCGTTGACCCCGGTATATCTGCCCCGTTTTGCTTTAACCAAATGTAGGCATCTTGAACGTTAGAATCTGTGTTTGCAAACTGTGCGCTAAACTGAAGATTGTAAATGCCCGCAGTGGCTACCGTGATTTTAGAAGTAGCAATGCTGACACCATTTGCGAAATCCGTGGTGTTGAGCGTCATTAACGTGGCTGTATTAGCTACCGCTGTCTGATCCTGATCGCTAGAAAACGCGCCATACGGAACTGAAAAAGTTTTTAACTGATCAAGAATTGCGTCTAAACGGTTAAAGTAAAGACGCAGCACGTTGTTAAGCTGGTCGGTATATGCACGAGAGTATTCATCCGTAGCCAACGGTAAGTTAGGTGCGGCTACCTGACTCAGTGCAAACTCTGACGTAACAATCAGCGTCATGAGTTACCTCTGCGACCGTCTTGCTTGATGTCGATACGCGGGCTACCTAATTGCCATGCGCAACCCAACTGATTGCTTTCAACTTTTAAGATCATTTGACGGCCACGCACTCTGACATAAACCTGCCCAGTAAACTGCTCAACCGGAACTGTTGCACTACGCACAATGGTGGCATCGCTATTGCCACCCAAAGAGATGGGGTCGTTGTAGCCTGATCCAGAGTTCTGCATTGGGATCAAAGTCATAGTGACTTGTGGAGATGCTGCATCAGAACCCACAAAAGTAATGTCCGGTAGGATGCGCCATACAAACCCCAAATGATCGCCATCATCAATGTCAAATTCAGTGGTTTCAATTACTGAATTAATTGGCAATGGCACTTCGGTGGCATTATCATCATTACCTAGTTCATGGTAGACAATGTTGCTGATTGTGGTTGCCGCCATTGGGTTGTTTCGCAAGCCTGAGTCAAGCCATGCGGTTCTAGCCATTTCGCCGTAATACCATACGCCTTCGCCGTTGTTCTCAAGATAGTTATAGACCACATATCGGTCAATTTCGGTGGAGTTTTGGGAGCAGTAGAAAAACCAGACTTCATTAAAACCTTCGTTGGTGCTGGCAAAGAACTGATCTTGTTGCAGCAAATTAATATCTTCAAAAATAAACTTACGTAAGTCGCAACGCAACGTTTGCAAACGACCGTCGTATTTATAAAACTTATCAACGCCCATCCAGTAAATCACACCAGAAGCAATTGCTGCAGCGTTCTGGCTGACAATAGAAATGTTATCGCCAAGCAGCTGAGTACTCCAAACAACAGGGGGGCCTTGGTATTGGAGCGAGTACAAAGCAGAATCCGAAAACACAACAATTTCTTGACGGGTTTGAATCGCCGTAACAATCTTAGATCCATGTGACAGCAGTAAACTACCCGCCTGATTTGTAGCCGCTGGCGTCCAGTTTGCTACGTCTTCTTGATCTGACCAACGAAGCAACATTGGGTTTTGTGTAGCGCTGCCATAGTCGTTAGTACCGAATGCAAACACGAACCGGTTAATTGCAGAAACCATTAAATAATTTTGTATGAGCGGGACGTCTGAAGCGCCGGGCAGACTGGACACTAACACTCCGCGGGAAGTGATGCCGGTTGTGTTATCCCAATAATACATAGGACCACCACGAAAACCGAACACCAGATTTTCGCCAAAGTTAGATTGCGCCCACAGACGAACTGTGGATACGCCAACGCCAGAACCCCAAGGCCCTGCGCCCCATGCGCCTGCGCCCCACCCAAGGAGAGGTAGAGCATAAGCTGAGCCAATGCTAATTTGGTAGGCCGCCACTACAGATGCGCCGCCGTAGCTTCCAGCTGCAATAGCTGAAGAAGTTGTAATGGTGTACGTATCTGCAGTTAAAACAGTGATTTGGAACTCAGCATTAAAAATAGTACTGTAAGTACCTGTAGCGCCGCTAAAGGTCACAAAGTCGCCGGTTATACCGCCGTGTGCAGTATCTGTAACAGTTACAGTCGTTGTGCCGTTACCAGCAAATGGATTGTTGTTAATGGTTGTAGCCGGAGTTCTTAGTGGGGTAATGTCGTTATACACCCCACCCGACTCAATATAAAACTTTAAATTTGTACCGAGGCCAAGGTAGTTAGCGCCGCCTAAAGTTACCCAGTTCCACAAAGAGCGGCACACACCTAAAAAATAATTTGCAGACAGCCTTGTCCAACCACCAATTTTTTCGGGCGTACCTTGACGGAAACGGACATTGTTGGAAACAAAGTATCCGTTTTCATTGGTGTAGCGTGTATTTTCTCTATTCACGCCAGCCTTCTGCTGAAGCTTTTTTAACATGGGCAGTCCTAGGATAAAAACACGGCCCGCTCGTCAATACGGCGATTCTGTAGCCCTTTGAGAATTTTACCCCCCGCCATGCAATATTTCAACAACTCTTCTGCCGCGCCTTCCATATCACCACGGATTACCTTCTGACGAAGCGTGGAACGCTGTAATGTGCCTAGCCCCACATTGAAGGAAAATGATACCAACGCATCAAACTGTCCTTGAGTAAGAGGCACAGGACAATAAGTAGCCACGCCTTTCTCAAAGCGAGCAAGGTCTGCCCTAAGTATTGCATCGACTTCCTCCATTGAGTGTTTACGCATGGCCTCTGGTGGGGGCACAAAGGCATCGCGCTGGTCTATCTTGAGCTTGCCCTGCTCTGGGAACATAACGTGCCCAACCCCCACAGTCCAGAGCTTGGCTGGGCATTTGTAGGGATTCTGCCTCACGCCCTCGTGATGGCGAATCATGTGGAGGCACTTGTCAGAAATCTTCATTTGCCAAACGCCCGGCCACCAAAGTGGAACGCGATAATTGAAGCAAACAGGGCTTGGGTGTCAGAATCCCATAGCATCTCGGCCAGCTCGGTAAACGGCACACCACGGCTCCAGCCATAGGCAAACAGGCCGATGTCAATGAACAACAACAGGAAGAAGAAGCCGTAGGTAATGACGGGGCGAACAGAAGCGCGAAGGTTCTTCATCCATGTAGATGTACCTTCGTTTAAACTTGTGTCGTGAGCGTAGATTGCCTGCATCTCTGCCTGCTGCGCACCGATTAAAACCTGTTTAATGTTGGCCGCGCTCTCTGTTTCCAGCTGCTCAGACTTGATGTGTTCAATGCGTTCCTGTGCTTCAAAACCTGCTTTACGCAGTTCAAGCTCACGAGTGATTTGCATTTGGGCAAGATTTAACTCGTGCTTTTTATCCGCCCGGTCTTGAAAGAATTCCAGAATCTTGGGCAAACCGCCCATTAAAAACGAAATTAGTGTTGAGAGTAGTGTCAGCATGATAGTCCTTTACTGTTTACTTTTACTGAGCATAGTACTTGCAATCTGCAGCATCCCTATGGCTTTGGTTAAATCCTTGGGTTCTTTTTCCCACCCGACCGTAATCTGTCCAACAAACCGGCCCTGCTCTGGCGGCACACTGACACGGCATCCAAAGGTTACGCCCTTGTCGATGTACCACAACCCAATCTCACTCTGGGGGGCGGCGTATTCACTGCAAGGAATCTCATTGGCCATCAAAGCTACAACATCGCGGTTGTTGGCTGAACTCTGTGTAAACAGCCCCACGTCTAACCCTTCATGAGTTCTGTCCCTGCCCTCGCGGGTATACGCACGGTACAGCACCCTTGTGCCAAACAAAGGGTTGACTTTGAATATCGCAACTACCGCCGCATTGGTGTTCTTAAACAAATGCGCCGCAACGTCTTCCGCCCTGTCCTCTGCAATCGTTGGGAGCTTCTTATTCTCTTTGTACGCCTCAAACAAAAAGGCTTGGTTCTGCCAGACAAAGTATCCAGAGAAAGCAAACACCGCCATGAGTATCAGCGCAAACAGTTTAAACGGGCTGTCTACATAGGACAGCACCTTACTCAATACGTCTGCTGGCTTCTCGTCACTCATAGACCAACCATTCCAAGTACTTTATTCACAATTTTGTCCGAAATGAAATTCGGCAATATCTTGATGAAGTCTAAAAACAGATTTGCACCCCACCAAGCACCAATAATCTTGAAGCTCATGTCAGCGGCTTTTTGGTACTCGTTCACCGCCCGCACCTCACTTTAGCGCAGTGCTCTATAACCTCGTAGACTCCAACGTACAACATAAACAACAGGATCGCAAGGCCGCCCAGCATCAGGCCAAACTCCAGTTGCTCCTGCTCTTTCTGCTTGCGCTTCTTCTCTTCTTCCCTCTCGCGTCTGGCATTGTGGGCATCCTCAACATCCATAGCCTGCGCTCTGGCTTTGATTTTGTTCCACACATCAATCTTGCCCGCCTGCATAAACAGTATCTGCAGGTCAGCCTCAAACGTCTTGGCTTGGTCAAGCGCCATCTCAATTTGAAGCGCAGTCCCCATAGAGGAACCGCCTTTTTTCTTGGACTCTACGACAGCTTTAGCGGCGTTGGACTTGGCGTCAAAATACTTACCCAACATTGGCCCAAGCGAGGCCACATCATCTACCGTCTTGGAAGCCTGCTTAATCAGTTTTACTGCGGACTGAATACCGGCTAGCGCGGTAATTGGGTCAATCACACTGCCCCCTACTACTTATAAAACAGATTCAGCGGCTATTTCAACGCCAGTTTTAGTTGCCACAATGTTAGAGCCACCGCTATCAGAAGCAATTTCAACTGTGTATGTACGGCTACCATATCCGGGTCCACTTACTTCAACACCAAAGTCAGGAGCAATTGACAATGAAATCCAAGACCCTCTAGCACTACCTGTCTCGGTGCTAGTACCAAAGCTGGAAGTTTGGGTAAATCTAATCCAATAGCTTGAACCAATGCCAGTGGTAGTAGGTGATGCCCAGTTACCAACCGCTCCATTATTAACACTGTTAGTCCAATAAGTTATTACACCATTGGAGTTAAATAGGTAGTACGCAAAAGCAAGACCCGGATACGGAGTATCTCCGTAGATGGCAGTCAGTGACGCTAGAGAAATTGTGATGGCAGATTTGCCATACAAGGAGTTCATGCTCCAAGTAGAACCGCTAGTGCCGCTTACGCCCGCAAGACTGCGCACAACGCTATCGTTCATAGACACCGTTTGACGGTACGGAGAAGCCCTACCCAACTCAAAGTTAACGCTAACAGGACTGGACGTGTCCCCCATGTTGAGGGCACCAGATGATGGCATCGTCATGATTTACTCCTTGGCTTTTAACTGCTTTTCCAAAGACACAACACGCTTGGCAAGTTCAACAACAGCAGCCATGGCAGCGTTGCCATACGATACAGACTTTAGCCCGTTTTCATGTGTTTGAACCGCATCAGGCATAACCTTTTCAAGCGAACCAGCGCCTACACCAACTTGGGTGACACCTGAATCAATACGATCGTAGATACCACTTTGAACTTGCGCCAGCATCTCAATAAAGTCAAACGGGAATGCTTGCCAATTTGTCTTTAGCGTTTCGTCAGAATAGGCGGTAATGTTGCCTCCGCAAGTTAAGTTAGTTCCGTCAAAGGTTAAGTTTCCGGAGCCAGCCGCTGTGCCACCATTGTTGTAGATAACTTGCGTGTTTGAACCGCCAATAGGTCCGGCAGGGCCTGTGGGTCCAGTAGGTCCAGTAGGTCCAGTATTTCCTTGTATACCTTGTATACCTTGTGGGCCTTGAGGTCCAGTAGGTCCAGTAGGTCCGGGAACGGTTGAAGCTGGGCCGGTAGGTCCAGTAGGTCCAGTTAAACCTGTGGGACCTGTGGGACCTGTAGGCCCTGCAACTCCAGCAGCCCAAACGCCATCACCACGCCAGAACGTGCCAGACGAAGCGCTGGTTCCGCTGTTTAAATTAGTTACAGGCAAATTGCCTGTGACGTTGGAAGCTAAATTAACAAACTGAGTAGAGGTAGTCCCCGTGCCGCCGTTAGCGATAGGTAGTGTACCTGTAACGCCAGTAGAAAGAGGCAAACCAGTAGCGTTTGTTAGCGTTACTGAAGAGGGTGTTCCTAAAACCGGTGTGACTAGCGTAGGTGATGTTGACAATACATTATTACCCGAACCCGTAGAAGTTGTAACGCCAGTGCCACCGTTGGCAACAGGTAGTGTGCCGGTGACCTGAGTGGCCAAGCTAACGCCTGTAAGTGCCCCACCCAAAGTTAAATTGCCAGTGCTTGTAACAGTACCGCTTAAACTAATGCCATTTACAGTACCTGTTCCTGAAACCGAAGTAACTGTGCCCCCCGTATTTGAAGAATTAATTGTCTGATTAGGCCAAGTGCCTGTAATAGAAACATTTGTTCCCGCAACTAAAGCAGGGGTAGTTGTGCCTGTACCGCCATTTGCAACCGGGAGCGTACCCGTGACACCAGTTGTTAGAGGGAGACCTGTAGCGTTTGTTAGCGTTACTGAAGTGGGAGTGCCAAGCGTTGGAGTCACCAAGGTTGGGCTAGTGCTTAGTACAGTATTACCAGAACCCGTGGAAGTTGTAACGCCCGTACCGCCAGAGGTAACAGGAAGTGCAGTGCCAAGAGCCAACGTAGACAAGTAATCAATCTGATTGCCAACGTCAGTGCCGTTGTTATACACCACAGTACGCTTGCCAGATGGCACAGATACACCGGCCAACCCAGTGACCTTCACCGTGACGGCAAAGCTGCTGTTGTTAATAATGATGTAAGGCTTTTGGATGGCTGGAACGTTGAGCGTACCTGCAGCGGATACTGCACCGGCTGCGATGTTTAAACACAATGCCCGTGCGTTCTGGGCTGTATTGGTGTTTGTCAGCGTCAGCGTAGCTACGTTTGTAGTAAAGTCTGCTGAAGTTAGGGTGGCCATGCCAACAATCGCCTGCTCAATGGCGGTTCCAATATTGGTATTTGTTGTTCCGCCCCACGCACCAGACTGCTCACCCGTCGTGATTAGCTCAAATTTAAGATTGGAATAGGTACTTGACATTTTTAGTCCTTCAATATTTCAACGAAAACGCGGGCCGTTAAACCACATCGTAGCCGAGTAACGAATACCAGAGGTTACAGGGATAACCCTATGCTCTAGGATAGATGGGAACGCAATCATGGTCCCCTTTTTCAGCGGTGCTGTGTAGTCGCTGTACAACCTCACTTGGAACTCACCCGCCTCAAACTCATCGTTTAAAAGACAGACCACGCTTATTTTGCGCTCAGTCGGAGTCCCCGCCAATGTGAAGGTGTCGGTGTGCCATGCGTAGTGTTGCTCTGGCCCGTACTCGGCGAACTGAACATTCTCGCGGCCCGTAATGTGGTAGTCCCACTTACAGACCTTGTTGGCTTCTAGCGCAAACTGCTCAAACCTGTCACCAAGCCAGTAGTCACTGTTGCCAAAACGCACATTGGTGTTACGCGTGCTGGTATTCTTTTCGGTCCCGTCTACCCCTATGGTTGCGTCACGTACCTCAATACCAGACAATTCTGCAATCACTTGATTACAGGTGTCGTGGTCTAGCTCGGCGGTGTACCACAGCGGTAAATGGGCCATTTTTGTCCTTACGGGAGAACCGGGTTCCAGCCCGGTGTTTGGGTGTCGTCTACATCGCCCCAGCCGGGGGTCTGCGCATTGTTGATATTTTGCCAGTTTGCGGTCTGGCTGTCATCCACATTTACCCAAGCGGCCGTTTGTGTGTTGTTAATGTTGCCCCAATCAGGAATCTGACTGTCGTCGATAGGGTTCCACAGGTAAGCGGCAGTGAAAATGTCCGAAGCAGTCAGACTGGTCAGCAGCGTGACGTTGTAAATACTTCCAGCAGGGTTGACGTTGTCAGTTGCCGTATTGCTCTCAAAAAGCGCCGCATTAAATGTGGACGGGCCAACGAGAATTGAATCGGTAGCCGAAGCGCTTTCCTGTAGGGCCGCTACAAACGTAGCAAAAGTTGAGGCAGTATCGGCAGCTGACGCGGCTTCGCTAACTGTAGAAGCAAATGCAGCAAAAGCTGAGGTAGTGTCCGTTATAGACGCGGCTTCGCTAACGCTAGAAGGTATAGCGCTATTTGCATTGACGCTGTCTAAGACAGTAGCAGACTCGGCAAGTGCAACACTAAAAGTAGAAGCTGCGGCAAAATCACTATCAACTGCTACTACGCTTTCCGCAAGGACAGCCGCATACGCGCTCCACAAAAGAGCTGATATGGGCGCTTGCGAGAAAGCATTAAACCCAAACATTATGCGTCAGTCGCACCTTCAAACTCAGGCTTTTGCTTGATGATTGCATACAAAGCGGCTCGGTCTGCACCCGCTACATAGTCATCACCTGAAATCTGAACTTTACCTGCTGACAATGGTTGTTTACCTGCATCACGGGCTTCTTTAGAAGCGTATCCGTAAAAGGTTACTTCTGTGCCACGACCTTTGAAGTCTTCTTGAACAGCACCGATGTTCCAATATACCGATGGAACGCCAAAGTCTGTATCTACTGATTTAATTAAAGCCATGTTGTTTCCTTGTTTAAAAAATTATGCGACTACCGCAAGTCTGCGAACTGTACCACCAGAATCTTTAATTTCAATATATCCAGTGATGGCACTGATTGTGCCTGTGTAAGTGCCAAAACGCACGTTGCCTGTGCCTTTGGGTGTCAGGGTTAGGTCTATGTTTGTGTCGGAGCCTAATGCTGAAATCGATGGGCCTGTACCAGAAACCTTGCCATCAACCTGAATATAGTTAACTGCTGATGATGAAGCGTTATACGCAATGAAAGCAGTTTTGCCATTTGACTTTGATTCAACCCAACCGCTATTTTTTGCTTGAATAAAAATAGGAATATTGGTATCACTACCTTGGGCAGAAATAGTCCCACCTGCACCAGTAGCCGCACCAGTCACTTGGACGTAGTTCACAGCAGAGGCTGTGTTGGTAACAACAAATTGTTGTGCCGCCGCAGATGAAGTGGCAATACCAACACTGTTTGCAGAGGAAAAATAAACTCGTCCAACCTCTGACCCACCAGAATACCCAAACAAATAGGCAGAACCTGTTGAAGATTGCGCCAAGAAAGAACCAAAACCACCCTGTCCAATAGAGGACACAATCATGTTCGTGGCGTTTGTTGCTTTAACTTGACCCGTTCCTTTTGGATTTAGGGTTAGGTCGATATTGGTGTCGGAGCCTTGGGCTGACAGGACTGGAGCAGAACTTGCCGCAGCACCAGTTGCCCTTAAAAAGTTTGCCCCCGATGCAACGCTGGTAACCTGAAAATGCGTTCCATTATTACCGTTGAAGCTATGAGATGCCGTACCTTTAAAGTTGTAGATCATCCCGATATTTGTATCGGAACCTTGAGAAGACACGACAACAGAACTACCAGTAGCCGCCCCCGTTACTTGTACATAGTTAACAGCAGAGGCTGTGTGGGCTACGACCATCTGAGACTGATTGGCAGAGTTAGTAAAAAACGAAACAGAGCCTGTCCCTTTGCTGGAAATGGCTGTTGATATATTTGTTACTGCCCCATCGGCTTGTAAATAAGGAACCCCACTTGCGCCAATAGCTTTCAAATAGTTGGAAACTCCTGCGCCAGTCTCTGCAATTTGAAAAGATGGTTGAGACGTTGAAATACCTCCCGGAGTCACGAAAGACACAGTAGAGCCAAGACTCCGCACGGTCGTCCCAGACCCCACAGTCGCATAAGCCGCCGCACCACTACCACCGCCACCAGAGAAACTTACTGTTGGTTGTTCTACATAGCCTGAACCTGCGTTTGTGATGGACTGTCCTGTGATTGCATAGTTCAGATTGAACGTAGCCCCAGAACCAGTGCCGCCCGTAACGCTAACTGGGTTTGTTGGGAGAACTGTGTAAGTTTCATTTGCAGTTATAGAAGCGGCTGTAATGACGCCACCTGATACAGTGGAAACTGTGATTCTTGTTGCAGCGCCTCCAGTGCCACCAATAGGCGTCAAAACATCGCCAGCCGTGTAACCAGCTCCTCCATTGACAACAACAGCAGTCCCTAATGCAGACATACCTGTAACAGAAGCAGTGGCCTGAACACCACCAGCAGTCGTAGGTGCAGTGATTGCAACGCTTGGGAAACTTGTATACCCTGAACCAGCAGCAGTCCTCGTAATAGCAGTAACAGTACCACCATTGGAGATGTTAACCCCTGAACTACCTGCGGCTAGGTCTATTGCTCCTGTGCCCTTAGAGCGCAAAGCCATTGCAATGTTTGTATCAGTTCCAAGTGTTTGGAATTGCGTTGCATTACCTGTGGCTGAACCATCAGCATTGATATAGTTAACAGCAGTAGTTACAACACCCGCACCAACCCGAAATTGACGAGAAGTTGTTGCTCCATTATTAAAGAAACTGATTGCGCCATTGCCCTTGGCAATTAAAGCACCGCCAACACCAGCGTCAGAACCTGTAAAAGATATTTGTGGACTGTTGCTTGTAGCCGCACCAGTCACCTGAACGTAATTGACTGCTGATGCGGTGTTACTTACTCGCATTTGAGCCGCACCATCCAACAAGCCGTCAGAAGTTGAGCCTGTATAGAAATTTATAAATGTAGGCGCAAGAAGACGAAAATCTGCAACTGAAGAACCCGCAGGGCCGAGGCGAACAACACTTGAACTAGGAACTCCAACTTGCAGACGCAAACCAGCCGCTGAAACAGGCGTTAGTACACGTAATGATTCGCTACCTGATGCACCACCCAATGATGTTTGTCCAGTAGCAGTAAGCGTAGTAAACACACCTGTAGAAGGTGTTGTTGCTCCTATTGTGGTGTTGTTGATCGTGCCGCCTGTGATGGGGTAGCCGTCTACATTACCTGCTGCGTCTTCATAAACAGCCCGACCTGCGGGGTAGTCCACAAACACATCTTTTGTGCCTGCTGAGAAATTGACCAGCGACCCGCTATTGCTAGAAGACAGCACCGTGTCTCGGCTCAGTGTTGTGCCTGATGCTGTATATGTGCCAATGCCCACTTCCCACTCAGTGCCTGAGTAAGCAACGATGGTGTAGTACGTGGTATTACCGTTGCCTACAGCGGCAAAACTTTGGCAACTGGGGACCGCCCCAAGCAGGGTAATTGTCCCTGTACCTGCGGTGGTTGTCGTCTCCCTAACGCGATCGGCAAGGACTAGAGCCATGTTTAACCTGCCAAGCTAAGTGTGTATGTAATGTTTAGTGTATCGCCAGAAACAACTACTCGGTCGCCGGGTGATTGAAAGTCTGCGGCAGAAAACAGTGTACCCGTTGTGCCGCCTTTTGTGTCATTGCTAATCAAGAACGCGCCGCCAACAGTGGCTGTTGCATTGATGTTGAACGCTGCAGCTGAAGCAGAGTTCGTAGCCACCGAGGGGTTAGCTGTCGTTGCCGTAGCAAAAGAGCACGTTGGACGAACAGCGTTGCTGTATGGCGTGATCTCAGTCCAGCCTGCGTGTGAAGCCGCAGTATCTCCAGCCGCCGGTGTATTAGAAGCACCAGCACCATACAAACCCAAATACCAAGTTGTGATCTGCGTGACAGAAGTTAGTGCTGTGCCGCACATGTACTGAAGGCCTGTGTTGACCACCAAGTTCTGCTCTGTTGCAGTCCACTTGACTTTGCCATCAGCGCCAACGCACTCCATCGTGAAGCGGCCTAAAGCCAACGCAGACTCGCCTGAACGTGTGCCACACACTAGCCCTGCGGCCACAACATCTTTACTTGTAACTTTTTCGTGTGACATAGAAACCTTTAATTAGAACTACGAATTAACGCTGATGTCGCCGTATTAGCTGGCATTGTGATGATGAAACTACTTGATGTCTTATCAGACCCAAAATCCAGCACGGCAATTGACCGGTTAGCCTTGCTTGCATTGTAAATTAATGCACACCTAGCTGTCACTGATGCACTGAATGCTGCGTTGTTAAAGTTCACATAGGCTGTGTAGCCGTCAGAGCTAATCGTCACGCCTGTCAACACAACGCCGCCAGCCACATAGCCACCGCCAGTCACTTCACTAGAAGTTGTGTAAACAGTGGTCGCCGCGTTTAAATCAGCATTGGCCGTGTACAAAGCAATCTTCAATGTGTCAGTGGACAGATTGTGAATAGCCTGATACAGCTCCGTTTTGAAGCTGGTGGTTTGTGTTTGGACAATCGAGCTCATGAAACAGCAACCCTAACCTGTCCATCACGATAAGCATCCATCCTCTGCTTGCCGTCTGCCAAGTTTTTATACAAAGCAATGGCCTGAACGTAACGATCTTGCGCTAACTTAACCATGTCAGCCTCACCTTTCATGTAGGTGTAAGCTTCACAGATAGTACCGTACAGCAACACAGAGTCAAAATTATCACCTAGCCAAGTAGTTCCAGCAGTGACGATAGACTCAGGGTAATAATAGAAATGCAACTCCACCACATAGTTTGAATTTGGCGTAGGGCCAAGAATAAACGACAGCTCTGTAGAATCTGATGTAGAAGGCCCAAAGATAGCGTAGTGCTTTGGTAGACCCGTAGCAGACGAGCTTGGGTACGCCTCACGCACAAAGTTTACATCTTTATTAAGCAGGTACTTGTAGTCACCAGCCGCATCCACAACCGCCAACGAGTATGTGGACAAAAAGTCACCCGGAGCTGATAAATACTTATTGCCCGAAGACAATACGCCTGTCATGTTCTTTCTCAAATTGGCTGGCTGCGCAGTGTTATAGATGCGCTGCTCCGCCTGACGGATAAAAATATCCATGTCAGTTGTTGGGAAAGAGTTCTCGCAGTAATCGCTTACCGCAACGACAAGCTCGGCGTAGTTCATGCCATCGGGCCTCTTGCCATCAAGCCTTTAGTGGCTGCACCAGTACCGCGTACTTTGATGCCACTGGTCTTAGTCGCTGGCTGTGCGCGGCGATTAATGTTGCCAACAGACATATTGACTGTATTGGCATCGCTGTGGTCAGGGCCTGAACCGGGGTTTTCAGAAGCTTTAACAACCTTACCAGTCATTGTGTGTGGTGTGGCGTAGACCTTGGCATCACCAACTTCTTTGCCCATTAATTTTTTGCTAAATGTAGCCATTATTAGCCTCGTTTCTGTGCGGCAATTTTTGCCAAGTTACGACCCATTGACAACATATCGGCATTGGTTTTACCTTTACCTTTACCTTTGCCGCCGTGCATCATTTTAGCAACGGGACCGCTATTGCCATAGTTTTTACCCTCGGTCTTGCCTTTTTTAGCAATGCCGTCTGCTGATCGTGTGTATGCCATGTTTAGCTCCTTAATTAACCGTTACTGTACCAACAAATGTCGTTGCCACCAAGTAGTTTGGTGTCAAACCTACATCATTAAAACTGGCCCCACCGACAGGTGCCCATCCCCACTGAATGTCTCGCGAACCACCAGACAGGTTGCCGTTTGCATTTACACCCGAAGTCACATAAGTTGTGTCCTTGCGAGGGTTGCGCAAAGCTTGTGGATCATCTACTGGAAACGTTCCAAGCATTAACTGCGGCTGATCTGGATCCCAACACGTAGGGCAAACCAACAGCTCGTACTTACGCTGCTTAATGATCTCAGTCTTAAGCCGCTTTAATCTGTACTGTTGGCCGCAGCGATCACATTCAGCAATCGCTATCTTGCCGGATGCGAATCTATTGCCCATTAGTAGCTACCACCAATGTACTGCTGACGAGGCACAAACCTGACCGGGGCTTTCTCACGGTCTTCACCAGCGGCGATCTCAAATGTCTCGTCGTAAATCTGTTTCAACATCTGGATGCGGGGCATCAGCTCAGGCACTTTAACTGCGATGTGATACGCCAAGCCCGCTACCAAACATGGCAGGAAGCGGAAGTTCATGTCTGCTGTCTCAACACCAGCGCCAGCATCTTGTACTCGGCGCAGTCTCCAGTACACAAACTGGTAAGGAGTAGAGTTGTCAGGCGTAGGCCAGACAGTTACAGCAGGAAGCTGGGGCACAAAGATGGCATCACCATCGCTATGAGCTGCTGCTGTTGTGTTGTTCTGACCACGATACACGCCGCCAAGCACGTTGCCTGATACGTAGGTGTAGTAAATATCTTCAGTGCCAATGCGGATAAAGCCCGATCCGGCCAAGCCAACAATGGTGTTTAGCGTAATTGTTGTATCTGTAGAGCTTATTGCGCCAACAAGGACTGAATTTGTTGGGTTGGTTTCGCCAGACAAACGCTGAATCCAAACTTGAATTGGGCGAGCCTGACTTAGTTTATTTGGGATAGTGGCGTAAGTAGAAACACTAATACGTGAGATTGTTAAGTCTGCCTGTGTAGAAGAAGTGTTTGATCCGGTACGAATCACATGCTCCAGCAAATCAATCGTATCCGTTGGTAGTGCATATGTAGCTAAACCGGGAGTCAGGTTAATGATCCCCTGCTCCATCGTCCACATATTGATACCCTTGTTCTGCCACTCGATGGTCATCAAGTTCATAGACCTGCGAGCTGTACGCAAGTCATAACCAGAACGCATTTCACGACCGGCTCGCTCCCACGCTTCCTCGGCAATCTCCGTGAAGTCCATGTTGAATAGGGTTGAGCCGGTGGTGGTCATTTTTTAGTAGTCTTTGCAGATTGAACAAAAGCGTCAGCAGTAGGTGCGCCAGCCTGTCCGGGCTTGCGCATCTTCTCTTTAGAGCCTGCGGCTATACGTTTTCTCTTGGCGTTAATATTGGCATAAAGTCCAACAGGGCCACCTTCAGCATACTGCGTGAAGTCAGTGCTGTCACGGCGGGCTTTCTTTTTCCCGCCGGGCATCTTAGATGGGGATATGGCCCCCATGCCGCGACTGGCCATCATGGTTTAGCACATCTTTCCGCGTGTTTTACCACGCTTAGCAATACCGTCTGCGCGGGTAACGCCACCTTTAGCATAACCAGCAGCCTTGATCTTAGAACGAACTTTTTCGTCCTCAACATCGCGCTTAGCCTCTTCTATTTTGGCGCGTGTTTCTGGATAAACTACCTCATCCAAAGAACCGGGTGTGCGGCGTGGTTTGTATTGCTTTGCAGCTTCTGGTGTCATTGGCATGATGTTTCCTTAGCATTTGCCACCGTTACGCATAGCAATCATTGTTCCTTTGGTCTTGCCCTTAGAAGCAATTCCATCAGGTGTTTTGCCAGTCTTTACAGCGCCCATCTTAGATGCAGCCATGCCGCCACCGGCCAGCTTAGTCATAGATGCGCCTTTATGCAAACGGCCTTCGTGTTTGTTCACGGCCTTCTGCATCATCTTCTTGTCCATCTTTACATCTTTGTGGGCCATGCCGCCTTTGGCCATCTTGCCTTTGCCGTCAGCAGCAAAGTCAGGAACCATTTTGCCGCCCTTGTTGACCATAGTCATACCGCCGTCTGCGTATCCACCCATGTTCATCTTTTTCATATCGCCACCTTTAGAAAATTTACGGCCTTTGTCGGCCTCGTTAAACTCTTTACCCACAGACTGTGGGACGCCTGCTTTCTTAGCAAACGTTGGGTTATTAGCCACCGCCGCCATGAAATTGTGTTGCTTTTTGCTTGTACTTGGCATTACAGCACTCGGCCCTTAGTCTTACCACGTTGAGCAATACCATCAGCACGCTTAGAAGCGGAACCAACTTTACCGCCCTTGTTAAAACTTTTACTCCAACGAACGCCATATCCTTTGCCAACTTTGGCGGGTTCTAGCTTACCGCCGCCAAGAGGAACGCTCATGGCTTCACGAAGTCTACTCCCCAATGATGAAGATTCCCCGCCAAAATTTGGTGTGCCTTCGTTTCTGGGTGGTGGTGGTGGTGGTGGCGCAGGGTTTCCATTTGACATGATTAGTTATCCTTTTTGAATAAGTTGGTCAATTTTTGCTTCAAGTTTGTTAAAGCGCTGGTCAATGTGGTTTGTAATGCGGTCAACTTCTGCTTGAGTAACGTTATCACGGGCAACCTCCTCACGAGTTTTGTTCAAAAGAATACTGATACGAGCCAGCTCCCTGAACTTTTCATTCATCATGTAGCCCAGCAGTCCCATCACCAAAGAAAGGACAGCAGACCATGCGGTGTTTAGATCTAACAATTCCAAGCCCTCAAAGATTTATTGATCCGTGAGTCCGGATCGTTGGCGGTCTTGGCAGAGGTTAACTTCTTCTTCATGCCACTCATCCTTGCACAGAAGGAGTCGCGCCGTGAGCCGCCTTCCGGCTGGGGAGGTTTCAAGTTCATGCCTTGCGCTTTCGCGGAGGCCCG